TTGCCATCCCTAAAGATGAAGAGCTAGTCAGAGCAAGTCTTAAGAACTCTGATGTCCTGGAGGTGATCAACAAACACCATAAGTTGGTTAGCAAGGGCATCATTGGCCATGTCGGAAATTTGACTGGTAAGACCAGTCTTTCACTGCCGGATCAGGCTTGAGGTAGTCAGACTTTGGGTGCCATTTGCTATGGTAAAATAGGGCAGTCATCATTATTGCCAGGCTGTGGTAACAACGTCCCGAAGTCCGACTGTGAGTGTAAAAGAGTCACTACAAAACTCTTTGGGTTCAAACCAGATATTCCCAGTGTGGTTTGGACCCACAAGTCTTGTGTGTGCAATGAGAAGGCAGCTCTCTCATTGCGTCATCAAATCGACACTAATGCCCGATACACAAGCAATTTGTCCTTACGATCAGTGCTTATGCCTTACATTGGTCGTGTTGCGCCGGTGAGTGAAGCTGTCATTATGCACCATGCCACTCCCCGTAAGCGCAAATTGTTGGAACAGGCTAGCAAGTCATTGGAGTCTAAGCCTCCATGTCATGCTGATGCAGCAGTTCGTATGTTCTTGAAGGATGACAAATACCATAGTTGGAAGCAGGTTGTCCCTAGATGCATACAGTACCGTAGTAAAAGGTACGCGTTGCCATTAGCCTGTTACCTCCATCCCATAGAACAAATGGTTTATGGGTGGAACGACCTTTCTGGGACACCGATTTTTGCTAAATGCCGGAACCTGACGCAACGAGGGAATGACATCGCCGCTAAGATGGATTTCTTCTTTGATCCCGTGGCCGTTTCGTTGGATCATTCAAAGTTTGACGCACATGTCAACATGCAGCTTTTGGACCTGGAGCACTGGTTTTATAAACAGTGTAATAGATCCAAGTTGCTTGCACAGTTGTTACATTGGCAGCGGTTGAACCGTGGATCCACCAAGAACGGTACGAAATTCGTCACGCGAGCAACCCGTATGTCGGGTGACCAAAATACTGGTCTGGGCAATTCCATCATCAACTTTGCTATGACTGAAGCTCTCATGGCTGGAATCAAACACTGTCTTTACATCGATGGTGATGATTTCATTGTTTTCGTGGAGAGGGCGGATGCTAAATACGTAGACCCTAAGGGGTACCTTCAATTTGGCATGCATACAAAGTTGGATAGTCAAACATCGGTTATTGAACATATTGAGTTTTGTCAAACGAGACCAGTGTTCAATGGGTCGGGGTACACCATGGTTCGTAATCCCCAACGTATGTTGAAGAGAGTCCAATGGGGTGTGGGAAAATTTCATCCATCCTACACACCCAAATATTTGGCGTCAGTTGGTCGATGTCTGATGTCAATTGGTTTTGGTCTCCCTGTTGAAGCTTATGTTGGTGCGAAGTTGGCTAAGCTGAGCACAGTCAACGTTTTGACACCTTACACCATGATGGCTAACAAAATGCCGATGCGACCGCTTAGAGCGTTTCTAGTTGAGCCCAGTTCACTCACTAGATTATCGTATGAAACCGCATGGGGACTTTCCCCAGCTCAACAACAAGAGCTGGAGTCTCGTGCCATTACTCAGTCGGAGTTCGTTGAGGACTTATGTCCGTTTCCTGAGTATGGCAAGGATGAACAAGTCATCGAGGCCGAATGGCCGTCCCCGTGCACGTCGTAATCGTGCATTGAACTTTCGCACTGTTGCGCCAGCAAAGGAAATGAATAACATTCTCATTCCTGCTGGAGTGAACAATCGAGCAACCATGCCGCGTGCAACACAGACCTACGCCATCCGTGGAGAGGAGGTGCTGGCCATAGTCAGCGCCCCAGAAGCCGCGGTCGCGGGAACTGTAATTTTCAATCAACAGATTTCCCATGACTCAGTTAAGCGTTTAGGCATGTTGGCACGCACATTCCAACGAATTAAGTGGCGACACTGTTCCATTCACATCGTCGCACTTAATGGGAGTCTTGCAACGAGTGGTTACAACTCAGGCTTCATCGAAGATCCGGAGCTTAATATACCAACAGCTCCTAGTGGAGTCATCCAGTACTTGACCGCCTTGCGGTCGACAGCGGTTCGACAAAACTGGGTTGAAAGTGAGTCCGGACAATTGGTCACAATTAGTGATCTACCAGAGATGTATACCACCAAGGGAACCGATCTTAGGCGTTACTACATCGGAAGATACGCCGCCGCTTTGACTGGTGAACCAGGGCCTAACGTAACATTCCAAATCATGTTGCGATACTCAGTAGTACTAAGTGTACCTGCTGCTGTTGACTCCGAT